CTCAGATATAACGACCCCCAGTTCCGACATCACCTCGCGATACCGTTTCGCTACTTCTTGATCGAAGATCACGATATCGTCCCCGACGATACCGTAATCCTCGAACCAAGAGGTACGACCTATCAGACCTGAACAGTACTGAACGATAGCATGGTGTGCTAACGCAAGTAATGCCCAAGAAGAATAAGCCCCCATAGGCTGGCCCACTGCGTACATTCGGGATAGCCAGGGTCCATCCGGACGGAGCCCCTCTTCCACGCTCCATACAGAATCTCTGTCCCACCACTTACGGGCGGTAAGGAGATGCTTCCAGAGAGTTGCTTCCTCATATCCGATGATATGAGAGAGTAACTCCTGGTACAGGTGCACTGGCATCCTGTCAGTCGCAGCAGACAAGTCATATGAGTAAACGGCAAAATCCTTGCCATGCTCACCCAACCTTCTAAGAATGGATTCTTGAAGGCGGGCTACACAGGCTTCCTGGTCAAATGTTCCATCTTGAGGGATTGTACGAAGAATGTCGAAAACTAGATTATGAACGGGCTTCATAAGAAGCTGCGTCCAGTAATCAGTAATCGCCACGATCCGCACTTTCCCAGCAGGCTCCTCAATACGATGGAGTCTGCTAAGCCAAGAGGTAACACCAGACAGCGCGGTCCATGAGGGATAAAGCATCCAATGGACAAAGGCAAAAAACCTGATCTGCATCCCGAACCAGATTTTGTACCCTCGCCCATAGACTGCACTAGCGTATTCCCTCTGGAATAGACGGATAGTCTCGTGCACACCAGAGACCAGCGAAGCTGCATCTCTGATTGCCGAAACACTACCCATCATCCCATGAGGTCCTACACTAGTACTTAACCACAGTCGGGGCTTCTTAAGCTTCCCTATCTGCAGATGGCCAAGAAAACGTCCCACGGTGTCGGAAAACCCTAACAAATGGTCTGCTTCTCCAGCATAACCATCTGTTATGGTCTCGACCTTGACTATAGGAGGGACAACTAGTCCCCTATATAGCCCGAGAAGTGTCAGGGTGAGCATGATTGCTACCCTTTCACCACCGCGGATCCGTTTTCTTAGGTCCGCTGGCAAGAAAGAAGGTAAACCCTTTCTTAAGCCAACGAACGGCGGACTAATGGTATTAGAAAGAGCCCCACCGCAACAATAGTGTTCCACCACTCTCTTACACTCTTTTAAGTATAAGACAGTGAATGTAGCACCATTGTGACGGTAGAGGGAGCGAATTGACCGACTGAGGTCGGAC